GTCCATCTGATCTATTTCCTCTTAGTCGAAAGCTTTAGCTCACTAAGAAGGTCATGTCAAGGCCACACAGAAGTAAATCCGCGAAACGCGGTCGCCTGTGTGCGGAGTCGGTTGCAAAGATTAATTTCAACCGGGCTCAAAAAGAGTTGTCGGACTTAGTAGGGTTAATGGAGAAGATGTTGTTTCTACGTCTTCCCACCATTCCTACTTTCGCGTCCGTTGCAGATATCAAGATATTCTGCACGTCTCTGATTGAGTCGTCACCGTCCCATGGTTGGGAGCGTCGTAATATTCGTTACACCAAAGGATCAAGAAAGTTCACCCTTGGTTCTAAGTGTCGTAAACGCGATTATTTCACGCTTTCATCAACTATTTTTCTATTTCGTAAGACTCTTCCTTCACCCCCGCCTGATTTAGATTCTTATCATGAGAAGTTCTCCAAAGAGAAGCCCATTGATGAGAGTTTTTTATCTTTTTGTAGGCAGGAAATCCCTCGGTTGTTTGCACCAGGGTGGGACAAAAGGTATGAAGAGAGAGTTGAGCGGGTCATTGTTGGGAACAAGTCTTTCCTCGAAAAGACAGACCTCAACGATAACACTCGTCGTTACATTAATCGATCTATGACTCGCAGTTCATTCATAGATCTTTGTCGTACCGGTACTTCTTTCCCCAGTACCCGGCGTGTGTCTATCGTTTTCAAAGCCGGTAAGGCTAGGGTCGTTACTGTGGCGTCGGCACTGCAGTATTGTCTATCTCCTTTGGCAGGCATGATGTATGATCATCTGTCAAAGAAAGACTGGTTGCTCCGTGGAGATGCAAAGCCTGGCAAGTTTAAAGGTTTTTCGCATGTTTTGGGTGAGGTTTTTGTATCCGGGGACTACGAGTCTGCAACGGATAACTTTTGTCTTGGTCATAGCAGGGCTATCCTTGACAGCGTGTTAGATACCACTTCACTTTGTGAAGGGGTACGCAATATGGCACGTTCAAGTCTATCTGCAGTTGTCGTATCGAAGGGTCGTGAAACTCTCATGAAGTCAGGGCAGTTGATGGGGGATAAGCTCTCGTTCCCCCTCCTCTGCCTTACCAATTATCTGGCGTTTGTCTACTCGATGAGACCTTACGGACGATTACCACCGGTTCGAATTAACGGTGATGATATTGTCTTTAGGTCGACGAGAGCTCAAGCAGATAGCTGGTTCAAGGGCGTTAGTTCATCGGGATTGGTCGTTTCCGTAGGTAAAACTATGGTTCATGATCGTTTCTTTTCGTTGAATTCGTCGTTCTTTGAGGCTTCTCGTTTTCTACCGATTCAGGTCCCTTTCATCCGTCCTCTTCCTCTTTTCAGACCGTCTGATGACTCTTGTTTCAGACTTGGAGGAAGGATGGCTGACTGTTCGGTAGGATTCCACGGCCAAGAAAAACATTGCATCATTAGTCATTTCCTAAGACTCAATAAAGGCTACCTTTGGAAATCTCAGGTGTCGTTAACTCGTGGTCATAATCATCCGGTTCCTGACTACATCTTGCGGGATCGGGGTTTATTTGAGCGTGAACAGACCTATCTCTCTCTTTCTGAGAGTTTGGACTGTTTCCCTCACCTCAATAAATCCCTTCCCGGTTTCACACGCCTTCCGCTTAGGAGCAAGGCCGTTGTGAGTGCTTGTCGTTCTTCTAGACAAGCCCTGATGAAGCTTTATCGTGATGGTACATGGGCTGACGGAAGAGATGATCCCGATGGTGATTCCTCAGATTTGTCTGAGATCACGCATCCTCATCTCGAAGCCGGTCCTATTCGTTGTGTCATGAAAGTCGTGCGGTTGGGTGTAACCCAACATGGTCGTTTAGCTCGCCTGATTGTCCGCTCACTCGGACTTCCCCCGGTTGATCACCACCCTGAAGCCAAGGTCAGGTTGTCAATCAATCCGGGGAATCCAGGTCGCTTCATGCAGCCGCGCACCTATCATTCGATCGTCGATAGGGCTTGTCTGGGAATTCGTAAAGGGTATATAGAAAATGAAAAAATTGGATGGTCGTTAAAATTTGTAGCCGGTCCTGTCCAGACAGGAACCGCGGAAGATTGAAGCTGAGGCAAGGATTAACAGGAATGACAGAGGACCCTTGAGGGCGACCCGTCTCGGCATTCGTGTCGTGTAATTCGGAGCACATGAGTGTCCAATTGTACCTTGGTGAGCTACGGCAAAAGTCCAAGCTACGGCATCTCGACCTGTGAAAGAGCTCAGCTCTGTGGTTAATGATTGGAAATAGTCTCAGACTTCTGATCCCCTTACCTTTCCAGAGGTCCTTGGATTAGTATCG